AGGCGTGACAATAACATCATAAAGGCCGTTCTCTAGCTTCGGCAAAAGCTCTTTATTAGTGAAAAGATGCATCCGCTTTCCGTCTGTACAGACAATACCATCATTATCAACTAGCATATAAGAAAGAGCCGGCCTTGTCTTATCTTTACTACGGGCCTTTAATACCCAAAGCAACTGAGGCAAAAGCCGTTTGGTGTTTATATTCAGCGAAACCGTTTCCCTTGTTTTTGGTTTTTCAATAGTGTTTTGCATTGTATACTCTCCATTATTTATTAATTATTATTTAGAATTATTCCCAACGTATTGATCCGGATTGTGTTCGGTACGAAACAAGGCCTAAAGATCGTAAACATTCTTCCCGTTCTTTTCTTCTAAAATTAGCCTTGCGAGTTTTCGCTCTTTTTCTACATTCAACACAACCTTTACAATTATGTTCTTTTAAAAAAGTCCGCCATAGTTCAGCGTTACCGCCTTGACTAGGCGGCGTTAATCCGCTTAAACTTGTTATATGACTTATCCATGTTTGTTTGTTCATTTTATTCTCCTCGTTTTTATTAAATTATTATACCATCTCTACAAGGTCGGCTTGTGCCAATGTACGTTTAGCATAGGCACGCATAATTTCCGCTTTGCCTGCGCAAATCTCCGATTGTCCCTCATAAGCCGGATTATACGATTGCCGCTCATAAGCTATTGCATTATCCATTTGATGCGCTGCCAATACTCGTAATTTTGACGCCTCTAATCTTTTTTTCGCTTGTGCCAATTTGTACATAATATCCTCCAATTTTGTTACGATTTCCGGGATTTGAACAGCTTTTGTCGATGCCCACGTGCCTCCGCACGCATAGTTTTTGCCATAGTTGCCTTTGGACGCCAACTTGTACCATTGCTGACTATCCGCATCATACATGGCTAGTGGACCATCATCAATGGTGCCAATATATAACCTGCATAATTGCCCTGCGCAAATTTCCGCCGTCGGGTCGTTGCGCCATTCCCAAGCCGTATAGATTCCGTGCGCCTCGCCCTCACAATTATAAGGACGCTCGAGAGCAACCATCTTGCCTCCTCTTATAACTACCTTGCCGATTAATGGATAGTTATAGTGCATTTCCGCAACATCTGCAATCTTGCCACTGCATCCATCAATAATATCAGCCTCCGCACGCAACTTATCGGCATGTGCCTTAACTAGCATCACATAACGCATATTACTATGATTACCGTAATATGTTTCCATGTCGTACGCCCATTTACGCATTTCGCTTGGTGATAATTTTTTCATTTCATCCCCCCCGTTTTTATCCCCTCAACGATTGCGCCTAGGGGAATTGGTTGTTTGTATGATGCAATAATATCATGTTATCAATGACTGTCAACTATTTTTTTCTCGTCGCTGTACTTGTGTTTTTAAAATAATCCTCGACGCTGTAAAAATAAAATAGTGGCAAATAAAAAAAATGACTATGTCACAATTTGTTAGCAGTGTATATATGAGAGTGCTAAGGTGCTTTTTTTGTGACGTTTTGGCGTGTTGTAACTCTATATTTTGCAATGGTGTGACATGTGACAAGGGGTACCACAACATATTTTATATATATATATAACTAACAATATATAACAATAGTATGTCACAAGCGTACATAAAAAATCATAAGTTATGCAATTGCAGTAGTTTAGAGCGTGACGTATTAATGTCACTTTTTGCAACCATTGTCACAAGGTAACCGTCTGCTATTTTGTGGTATTATCGCATTATCGTAGGTTAGGCATATATATAGGTAGTGGCATTATCGTTAATTATAGGTCATCCTAACGCAATCTAGGGGCAATCTAGGGGCATTCACCCGTACCTACTGTAAGTAGTAATATTTATTTATTATTATATTAATTATTATATATATTATATATATTATATATATGTCATTTCATCCGCACGTATGGACGGCAGGCACCCCCCATGAGGGTATTATTATAATTATACAATCCCTCACAAAATCGCCGAGTAATTTTCAATTTATTGATTTTTTATCAAATATTTGTTGACAAGTGTTATTTATTTTAATATAAATATATTATGACAATAGATTTAAGAGCATTAGCTTTTAGGATGATAGATTGGATGTCGGTACCTGGGAACTTTTTATTGAGTGAGTTTGCAGTTACTGAGGGGATGAGTAGGAAGAGTTTATATAAGTTAGCGAGTGAGGACGAGTGGTTTAGGGAGAAGTTAGATATTGCTAAGAATATCGAGGAGGTAAAGGTAGCTAAGGGTGCGTTAGGTGGGAGTTTAAAGGCTGATGTAGCGTTAAAGTTGTTAGGTACGTTTCATGGGTGGAATGATAGTAAGGTAGTTACGTTTAATGAGCCGATATTTAATTTATTTATGAATGAAGATGTTAAGATGGAGAAGATCGAGAAGATCGAGAAGGCTGATATTGTTGTTGAGAGTGGTGGTGGGAAGAAGTTATTGAAGGAAGTAGTTAAGCGTAGTGAGAAGAAGTTGAAGGAGCGTGGTATTGGATAAGGGCAAGTTAGAAAACATGCGTGAAGTGTATAAACTCTGTCGAGATAGTGTTGAGTATTTCGGCAGATTTTTTTTCCCACATATATTAAGTAAGGGGGTAGCGAATTTTCATAGGGAGGTGTATGAAGATTTAAAGACGAGCAAGTATTATGCGTGTGCGGCGCCACGTGGGCATGCAAAGTCTACGATTGGTCTAGTGATATATCCGATGCATTATGCGTTATTTAATAAGACTGGGAATATTTCTTTGTTATCAGCGTCGGAGAGTTACATTATTAATGAAATTGTGAGAGTTATAAAAGGTGAGTTTGAGAATAACGAGAAGTTGAAGTATTGTTTTGGGGACATGATAACGAAGAAGTGGGCAGAGACATATTTTGTTTTAAAGAACGGGATTTCGTTTGAAGCTGGTGGGATTGGCGGTCAGTTGAGAGGTGGTCGTAAGGGGTTGATATGTTTGGATGATTTGGAGAGTAATGAGAGTGTAGAGAGTGAAGAGCAGAGGGAGAAGTTGAGGAACCGGATAAATAAGGAATTGATACCGAAATTATTGCCTAATGGTCAGATAATATATTTTGGGACGTTGATAAGTCCGTTATGTTATTTAAAGCATATTATTGATCATGAGAATGGGTGGACAAAGAAGCATTATGATTGTTATGTTGATGGGATTGAAGAAGAAGGGCATGAATTATGGCCGGATATGTTGCCGCATAGAGAGTTACAGCGTCGGAAAGTGATTATTGGGACACATGCATTTCAGAGTGAGTATCGTAACAAACCTATTTCCGAGGCTACGGCTGCGATTAAAGAAAATATGATTCGTGAATGGACAGATTTGCCAAGACAGATGAATATTGTTATAGCAATTGATCCTGCTTATAGTGATGATCCTAAGAGTGATTTTAAGACGTGCAGTGTTATAGGCAGTGATGAAAAGATGAATCGGTATTTAGTAGCATATTTACGTACAAGATGTCCGCAAGGTGAATTTATTGATGGGGCATTAAATTTATTTGTAAATTATAAAGGAACATGTACAGCGTTTGGGATACCTAAAGGCGGTGGTGATGCAGAATTTTTTAATTCTTTAATGAAAAGAGCGCAAGAACGTGGTATTAATATACCGGTAGTTGAGCTAAAGAATACGTTTATGTCTGCTTCTGGGGAAGCAAAGAGGAATAAGAAGGCGAGAGCGATTGCGGCATTACAACCATTATTTGAAGCAGGTAAATATTTCATTCATGGGAATCATATTGAAGCACGTGAAGAACTGTTACAATTAAATTCAATAATTGACCAGGAACACGACGATCTTATTGACACATTAGCATATGCAGAGCAGTTGATAACACCTGTTTATTTTGATATGGGCAAAGTTGACGATTTTTATGGAGAACCTACTATGGCTGGTAAGAGTTCAAATTATGGGATGGATGATTAGATATATATAAAAAGGAATATATGAAATATTCTAAGAAAAAAAGTGTAGGAAAAGATAAAGAGCCATCTGATAAGATAAGCGAATGTTTTAATTATGTTAAAACTAAATTTGAAGATGCTGAAAGCTATCGCACGACGTGGATAAGTAAACAACTTAAATATAATAAAATGCGTATGCGGAGCAAGAAAGCAAAAACATTTCCTTTTGTTGGGTGTTCTAATATTAAGATGCCTACGGCAGAAGTTAAGATTCGCAAAGTAAAAGCTGCGCTATATAATGTTATTTTTGGTGTTCGTCCGATTGTTCAAGTTGTTCCTCCTCCGTCGGGGAGTTTTGATTTGGCATTAAAAATTGAGAAGTTCTTAGATCATCTTCTTATGGAACGTATGAAGATACAGAATAAAGCATTAATTGCAATTGATCAAGAGCTAGAGCAAGGGTTCTTTTTAATAAAACCATATTGGAAATTAGAGATAACAAAAAGAAAAGAAAAATTCGATTTAAGCGAATTAACTACGGATGAAGTATGGTTTATTTCTGACAGCAAAACAACTAAAGATATGTTAAGGGAATTTATAATTAATTACTTTGACATTGATATGAATGACAGGGTTGCTGATGATAATGAGAAAGCAATTGAAGAAGTAATTAATACAATTAACCGTCGTGATTATGAATTTGAGTTTTATGTTCAAGATGTTGTATGTGATTTACCGGATATTGCTTTAGTTGCTCCTGAAAAATTTTATGTCCCGTCGGATTCTGGTTTTGATCCTCAAGAGGCGGGGTGCCTAATACATGAATTTTATATGCCATTTTCTCAAGTAAAAGTAAATGCCGAATATTTTGGATGGGATATAAAAGGTGTTACTG